GCTCGGAGATGTGTATAAGAGCCTGCTTCCTGTATCGTTTACATTGGTACCCCTCAGCAGAGAGCGGTAGACCATCTGCCCATTCGGGGCGAAAATTTTCGTCTTCTCCCATGATAGCGGCTACTGTTTCCACGTCGCCGCCGTCTACTAGGATTTCATCGTGCACATGCGCAACCACCGGCACGCCTAAAGCGTCCATTTCGACAAGCGCGTGAGCGAGCAGATCGCGCGCGACCGCCTGTGTCACATTCTCAGTCAATTTACCCCCATACGTCTGTACGCGGTTTCGGTACTTTGGGTCAATGAATGATAAAACGTCTCGCATCTCACCGAATTTCTCAGCACGGATAATACGCGGCTCTCGATAGCACACCGCGCGCCCGCTCGGTAGCGTGATTTGCATTTGGCGGCTAGATACGTCCTTACGAACGGTAACGTATTTGCCGACCCGTCCACCCCCGGCGCGAAAGGCGTTGTCCAGCATCTTCCAGAAACGGACGATATTCGGGTTTGCCGCCCGCCATTGCTGAATATGCATTTTCACTTCATCGTCGCTACCATCTGCACCCATCGCGCGCATCGAGACTAGACCGCCGCCGTAACCAAGTGCGAGCACAGCGACTTTACCTTTTTGCCGTAGCGCACGCGCGGCTTCGTAGTCCACACCAAACATACGGCTTGCGGTCTCAATGTAAATATCGCGCCCGGCTCGGAAAGCGTCAAGTACCCACGTCTCACCTGCCAGCCACGCTAACACGCGGGCTTCAATAGCTGAGTAGTCGCATACCGTGAACGGGCCTAGAAACATAGATCGAACTAGTTTCTTGAGGTCTAGCGCGGTAACCGGTTCGCCGATAACGACACGTGTCGCTAAGTCGATAGCTTCTTCATCGGTCTTAGCTGAATCACGGGCGAGGTTCTGCAACTGCACGCCCTGCCCGCTCCAACGCCCGGTATGAGCGCCAAAGTATTTAAATGACCCGCGTAACCTACCATCAACTGATCGGCGACGTATAGCCGCGTCGTATTTGCTTGCTGTGGTAAGGGAGGTATCCTGTCGTAACTCCAACACCCGGCGCGCGTCTGCTGGGAGGTCTTCAATACGCAACAGGTCTTTGACGGTTTCCGCCTTCACGTCCTGTAACGACTGTAACTCTTCATGTGGTTGTTGGTTCAACCATGCTAGCAGTTGATTACGTGAATTAGGATTATCCGCGCCGGTTATCATCTTGATTTTAGCGAGCGCTTCGTTCTTCACGTCTTGGTTCGCCTCAGACGCGGCGGCGGCTAGAACGGTATCCGTCGTGATGCCCCTGTCGTTGAGTCGTGCGTCAGCACACCATACCTCAAACTCACCGGGCGCGAACCCGCCGTGCCGCCTAAAAAGCTCTTGTCGCACCTGTTTCAGAACGACAACGTCTTGCACGTTATAAGCTTTAAATTCCTCCCATTCAGTGGGCTTATCCTCCGGTTTGGTTCGCAAGCCTGTTCGAGGATTAGGCTTCGAGAACAGGTTGATAAGCCGTGTACCCGCACTGTCCTTATGCTCAACACCTAAAGCCTCTGCTGTGTATTCTAGCTTTTGAGGGTATCCCCAATTAGCCGCGATACCCTGTGTATCTAGCCACGGCTCAGGGTCTAAGTACTCACCCGCAGGTAGACCGGCTAGGCGCGAGAAACAGATACGCTCAAAGTTCGCGTTATGTGCGCTTTTGGTTACCGCGTCATCCCACAAGCCGGGGATTTGTCGCATTTCGTCTTCCTCAGTAGTTATCTTCACGTCTCCATCATCGACCGCGTAGGCGGCCATGAGGATACGAAAGCTCGGGTGCTCGGTATACGCATAGACACCGACCTTTTGAAGGTCTAGCTCGCAATAGGTTTCAATGTCAATATCTAGCATCTTCATAGCGATAGCCGGGGCGTTAACCCCGGCTTATTCACCACCTCTTACTTCGCGTTATTGGCTACAATGTCCCAGAAAGTAGCTTCGTCAACCTTGAGAGCGTACCCGTCTTCGTAGTCACCGATTACTGCATCGGCGATAGCGTCAATGTCGTAATCTTCGCTAATAGCGTCCCCAGCTTCGATCACCTCGATAATCTCACGATCAATAACTTCTTCGCGGGTGGTGTAGGTTGCCTTTTCCATTTGTCTTACCTTTTCTGTAGTTACGTCTTAGGGTATTTCCCCTTGACACTTACAAGTATACAAGATTTGAACTTTTGAAACAACCTCGTTCCGTGTGAATTAACCCACATAACGAAAACCCCGGTCATTACACATGCCGGGGTTTTCTTGCACACAAAGTTAGCCAACATCTGGTTAGCTACGGCATTTAACGTCTACCGTTCGACGGGTCTGTTAGATAAGGTCTTCACCCTCGCTCTCAGTTTCCACCGGATCGAACAAATCGGAGGCCTTGACCGGCGCGCCCCCTGCCAGGGGTTCACCGTCACGGGTTTTCTGCACAGCGAGAATCTGGAACGATACCCCCTTACCATTGTTATTGAACGGAAATGCTTCAAGCGCCGCACGGGCGTACACACCGGAATAGATTTCGCTCTTATCCAGGATTTCGTTCACATTTTGGTCTACCACGCTAGGCTTGCGGTCTGCATTCGCGCGAACGGAGATGTAGTAGCTACCCGCGTATTCGGGGCGGTCTGATTCGTCACCATCTCGCAGAGTATCCTTCCAACCCTTAGGAATGGTACCGCCAAAGGTTTTATCTTTCCCTTTCTCAAGGGCGGCCTGTTGTGCCTTACGAATCTTGTTGATAGTCGCCGTATCGCTCTTAGGAATAATGAGCGTTGCAGAGTATTTCGGCTCGTACTTTGCCGCATCCTGAGTATGCGGCTCGAACAGATGTACGAATGAGAGACGAACTTCTCCGGTGGTAAGTCGCAAATTATTGTTAGCCATGTTTAGACTTCCTAACTGTTTATCGGTTTAAACGTATTGGTAGATACTGAGTTCATCATCGGGGGTAAACTCAATTCCGTAGGCGTTATAGAACGCCTCTACGGTGAGAAGCGTAAGGCTTCGTGCACCGCTCTTGATGCGCTTGAGTGTATCGGGGTGTAACCCGGCTCGCTCGCACATCTCTTTTTCGCTCTCGATACCGTGCGTAGCACGCCAACGATCAAGAGCGTCAAAGTCAATTTTAACTCGATTATTCATTACTGAACATCTCGCTTACCTCTTGTTTCTTGTTAATTGCCTTACGGCGGTCTGACTCTGGAACTAACGAAGGCTTTCCCTCTGTCATCTGTAGAGCGTCTCCAAGCACGCCGGGCAATTCCTTTTTACCCACCAGCTTGTCAAGGTCTGTAACCCCGGCTAGTTTCCGTGTGGTAAATTGCTCAACGCTATATCCCGCGTCTGTAAGCCGCTTGGTAGCCGCGTCCGTATCTGCAACAACCCGGCGCGAACCAGAGCGAACTACCTTATAGCCGGGGATTTTCTGCCCCTGCTCGTATGCGAGTTCTAGAGAAGACTCTTCCAGGTGCTTTATCCAGGATTTTATTTCGCCTACCCGCGCTAGATACCGGGCGCGGTCTTCCAACGAAATAATGTTTGGGTCTTCTTCAAACGCTATAGCAGCTATAGACTCTGCCCGTGGCTTGCAAATACCCGCCGCCGGGCAGAACTTACACGCGCTCTCGCTCGGTGCAAACTCGGTACCCTCGTTCGAGAGCGCCTTTTTCGCCGCCGGGCGTGCTATGGTATCGCGCCATTCTTCCAGACGCTCTACGGAAATTTCCCACGTATCAACGTTATTGATGCGTGGTTGAAAAACCGTCATTCGCACACGCCGGGTCTCTTCGAGTGTATCTCGATAGGCTTTGAGCGCCCCTAGAGCGTAGAGCATGAATTGCGGGTTTTCCACCGGCGATACTTCCACGCCGCGCCCATATTTCAGGTCTATCACGTGTATACAGTCGCCGCGAATAACAACCGCGTCGCTCGTACCCCAACAACCGGTGATACCGGTAGCAAGCCGCTGTTCTAGCAGCATCGCGCCGTCTTCACCTTTAGCTTTTTCGAGAATATCTAGGTACCACGCTATGTAATCTTGCATGGCTTCGTATTCTCGCTCGGTAGCTTGTTCGTCGCCGCCTAAGAAGTCTAAAAGCTCAGATCGAACTTTCGCTATGTCGGATTCGTAGTTTTCATGCCCTGGTAGTTGAAATTCCCGGCGGGCTTCCACCTCTGCCAGAGAATGAGCGATAGTACCTTCACGGGCAAATTCGCTTTCTTTTGGTTTCGGGGCTTTCGCTGCCATTTCAACAGAGGCGGTACAGGTTAGCCACCGCGCCGCGCTAGAAGGCCCTAGCGTTGCGTGCTTGCTAGGCATAATTTGCTTCTTTAGCAAGCTCAATGAAGCGCGCGGCCTGTTCCTCGGTCATGGTGCTTACTCGCTTAGCACCTACAGTAGTAAGTAGTCGCTTCAAAACCGCAACGTCTCCATTCTGCATCATTTCAGATGCGTGAACGGTAGCGTGTGCGATCAAGTCCTTTAGGTCTTTAGGAGCCTCTTCCTTAGGAGCTTCTTCCTTAGGAGCTTCTTCCTTAGGAGCTTCTTCCTTAGGAGCTTCTTCCTTAGGAGCCTCTTCCTTAGGAGCTTCTTCCTTAGGAGCTTCTTCCTTAGGAGCCTCTTCCTTAGGAGCTTCTTC